CCGACGCCTACGATGGGCGGAGCAGTAGTCCAACCGAAGGAAGCTCAGGCAGGGAAGAGCCCAAGTGCTCCGACGAGCACAGCCGCTGCCACAGCACCGAAGCCCCATGGTGCGCCAGCGACGCCGAAGAAGGCTGACCCGGATGCAATCCCCTCGGAGGGGTTGCCCAAGGGCACACGCCTCACTGACGCGCAGATCGACAAGCTCAGCCGTGCAGAGCTAGCGGCGATCGCCACAGATCGCGGATACCGGCTCAACGTCGCCGGAGCGCGAGTCACGCGAGAGGCCTTCAGGGCCGAGCAAAAGAAAGACACGAACCTCGACAAGTAGGCCACGATGGCCTTAGCAAGTTTGGTCATCGGTCCCGCGAACGTGCTGGTGTCATTGGACGACACCGGCATTGCTCGCGTTGCGGCGTTCGATGACACAGGCGCATCGACGACGATTCCCACGCTGACGAAGTTCACCAGTGATGCGGGCACGGCTGCGATCGGCACGGTAGACGGAACCGCGCTACCAATCGACCCTGTGGCTGCTGGCAACTGTGACATTTGGGTCAGCGATGGTGGATCGATCGTGAGCAACAAGGTCAAGGTCGCTGTGTTTGATCCAGAGACCGGGCCGAGTAAGCGGGGGAGGCGCTGATGCTAGCAGTCAACCTTGCTCAAAACGAGACACTGCCGATTCCGGTGGACAAGACTCGATCCGGTGTCGCAGTGATTGGGACACCAGCAGTGACCTCGGCCACAGCGGTCTTTGTCTTAGAGATTGAGCTATTTACTGGCTTGTGGAACTCGGTTGGGGTCTTCGATGCTGTGGCACAAGCCAAGGCCGACAATGTCACAGGACCGAGTAAGTATGCTTGGGCGGATATTCCTGGGGCACAATCAGCCAGAATCAGGCGCACAGATGCGACTGGTGGTAATGGCTCGGTTGGCGGCGACTTCTTCCTGAGCTGACCTAGCGATGCCTCTGCATGGTCGCAGGTTTGGTGGTGGATCAGCGACCACGACTCCTACGCCGCCGCTTGGTGATGGTGGTAGTGGGAGCACTGGCTCTGGCGGGACGATTCTCGCGAACAACGCCACAGGTCGTGGGTCCATCAAGCTTGCTTCAGCCCTGATATTGCACTCGATCGAGGCGGACAAGGCTTGCAGGGTTATCTTCTATAACACTGCGGCTCACGCGCTCGCAGACAGAAACCGTAAGATTGGCACCCCACCTAAGAAGGGCGCCGGCGTGCTTGCAGAGTTTCTCTTCTCGGCCCCGAACGAGACGATCACCTGCGAACCGGAGCCGGCGCTCAAGAACGGCGACTCACCACAGACGAGCTTGATTTACTACAGCATCACCAACCTCTCTGGTGGGTCGACCACAGTTACTCTCACACTCGACTATACTCCAGTCAGCTAGAGGCTACCAATGGGCCAGCACGCTTATTCAGGTTCCTTCGACATGAGCAGCCAGGCTAATTACCAGGCTCTCATGGGGTTCATCGACGCCGCGATCCAGGCCGATGGTTGGACCTTGACAGCTGATACCGGTCAAACAGATCCAGCTGGAGCAGCGCTTCCTGCACAGAACGCAGCAACGATCTTCAGGCTCTATCAGTCGCCTGGTGCGCTGACTCCTGTGTATGTCAAGCTATCCTTTCAGCGTAACGCGTCGAACTTCCCACAGATCGGCGTACAAGTCGGTACCAGCACAAACGGAACTGGTACACTGGGCGGTATCACCACCACAGCCAAGACGTTACCCTGCAACTCGACGGGAACGAAGCAAGCTTATGTCAGCGGAAACCTCGGCTGGTTAAATATCTCGCTTCAGCCGGATGGCGGTGGAGGTGCTGCACAGTTTTTCCTCGACCGCTCGGTAGACTCGACTGAGACATACACGAGCGATTACATCACACAAGTCACTGTAGGAAACGGTGTATCTCCACGACAGGAGACAAAGGTATTGGCTGGCGGAACGCAGTCCGGAGAAATGAGTCGAATCGTCGGCCCAAATCCGCAACTCGTAGCTGGTGATCAAACTAGTTGGATCATTGGCACGTTCCTGTCGATACCACTCATGCTGCCGGTCGTGCCTGGCGGTGCAGCACAGCACTCACCAAACGTAGGTATCTGGAGCATCGCCGCTGCTGACTTCACTCCGAACACCCTGACGATCGTTCAAGTCTACGGTACACCGCACACGTACTTGGTCACAAACATCACAGGGAACGCTGTCGGTGGATTCACGATCAGCGGAATGTTCCGCTATGAGTAGCTTATGCCAACACAGAACTCTATAAGTAATGAGCTTCGTCACGATGATATCGCAACTCTAGCGATACCGCGGGTCGAGCTGTTCCGATTTGCTGCACCGAACCTGTCGGCGATGGAAGCTCCTGGCTCGATCGGCGAGAACACCGGGCCAACCACAGGTCAGATCTCACCACGACTATGACTATCTTCGCCGCACACGACTTCGAGGACGGGACGCTCGGACCATTTCAGGTCGCGGGGGTTCAGGGTGTTGTCTCGGTTGGAGACGATCCGACTCCACGCGCTCAGGGCAAGGTCTGCAAGATCCATTACGAGAACTTCCCTGACGGCGGGAACTTCGACTGCAACCAAGCGATCGCACCCAAGGACGCAAACAACCCAGGGCGCAAGCTTGGTGAAGACCTATTCTGCGGCTGGCGCTTCTTTCTGGACACAGACGGCTACGCAGAGAACTGCATCCGCAAGCTGAACTACTGGGGCTGGTCGAATGACTCATGGGGATTCCAGCACCAGTTCAACTTGGTTGTCAGTTCAGTCAACTCAGTGGCGACGCCAGTACCACCAGGAACACCACTGCAGTTCCTAATAAGTGCACACTTGACTGGACAAGACGGCTCGAATATTGGGAGCTTCGGCTCAGCTGGCAACGCTGGTCCTGGCACCTGGTACGGACCGACCAATCTCACGCTCAAGACATGGCATGAGATCATAGTCCAGGTGCGGCCTGACTCAGCGTTTGGCGCTGGCGATGGGATCTTCCGTCTGTGGTTCGATGGCGTGCTGATCTTCGAGTCAACCACGATGAAGTTCACGTCTGCTGACTGGACCGACGACCCGGCAACATATCAGTGGGTTGACTATCGGATCGGTCAGCAGGTCAATGGTTCGACCAAGATGGTCGAAGATCGCTACCTCGACTCGTTGATCTTCGCTACTACGAAGGCCGAGGTTGATACGTTCCTTGCTGGTGGTGGAGGCACAACGCTACCGCCGCCAACACAAGTGCTCACGACGCTGCAACTGCGACCGACCAGTGCGGCTCCCGGAGTTGGTGGAGTGCAGCTGCTCACAGCGACTGCACTCGATCAGTTCGGTGTCGTGATGGACTTGCCAGCGCTGAGCTTGCACTCGTCGAACACAGGGATTGCGACCGTCACTGACGCACCCTTGCAGATCAACGGCATCGCACCAGGTACTTGTGAAGCTTGGATAAGCTCGGGAGCGATCGAGTCCAATCACGTCTCGGTCTCGGTGACGAACCCGGCGCCTGTGCTCACGAGTCTTGTGCTCGCACCGACGGCTGTCTCAGCGATCGCGAACACTCCGAGCTATGTCAACGTCGGGGCATTTGATCAGTTCGGTGCGTCGATGAATCTGCCAGTGCTCACGAACCAGGCCTCGAATGGTGCGGTTGCGGTGATCAATGGTCCGCCGCAGGGGTCGCGGCTAGAGATCGATCCACTGCAGGTTGGCACCGCTCACGTTTGGGTTAGCTCGGGATCGATCGTCTCGAACAAGGTCACAGTGCTCGTCAGCGATCCACGCGGAGGCAAAGGTCATCATGGGCATCGGTGATCGCCTAGAGCGCGAGGAGCAGCTTGATACTGGACCCAGGTTAGGTTCTCAGGGCCATATCTTGTCTAACCCTGAAGCGATCTCTGGCGGTCTTGTTTCTGTAGAAGAAGCCATGAACCCTGAATCACTTCCAAAGGAGATTCAGGCTCTGATTTGGCGCTGTATGGAGGGGGCTGAACCGCCTGATCGACCACTAGAAGAAAACGAGGTACAGAAGTTTAACTCCAATCATGTGAACGTTGTTCTGCTTTCTGTTGGTGGTGCTCGAAATCGAGTAATCGCACAGATGCTCGGGATGAATCAGGTCTACATAGCTCGGACGCTGTTGCATCCCTATGCTGTGAAGATTCGATCTGCGTTGCTCGCGACCAAGAGCACGAAGGTTATTGAGATGAAGACTCGGCTTGATGAAATGGCCGAGGACCTCGCCGAGTTGACTTACGAATACGCGATGAAGTCGAACGACCTGAAGACGATCGCGAGGGTGACCTTTGGAATGCTGGATCGTGCTGGCTACGGTCCGACCTCGACAGTACGGAACGAAGCGCCTGCGCCTGCTGCTGCGACCGGGAACACCCTGGCGCGCCTCGCCCAGGCTCTCGAAGCCTCGGAGCGGGTCGATGTGCAGGTCATGCCTGGACGTGTGCCAAGTGTGCCGCCGAACGAGAGCGTAGACGCCGCACCGACTCCGGTGCCTGAGCCTGTCGCAGAGCACCCGGACCTGCGGCGGGTAGGATGAGTCACTTCTTCGGTCAAGCCTCGTTGAATCAACTAGCGACTTGCGATCAGCGTCTGCAGCAAGTCGCTAACGAGGCGATCAAGTGGGGACCGGACTTCTCGATCGTTGAGGGGTTTCGGAACCAGGAGCTGCAGCATAGAGACTTCCTCCAAGGTAAGTCTAAGCTCGACTGGCCTCATGGTAACCACAACGCGACTCCAAGCCGTGCCTTCGACTTCTCGCCATTTCCAGCTGATTGGAGTGAGGGCCAGCTACCCCACGCACGCTTCGCGATGATTGCCTGCAACATCATCACCACGGCACAGCGCCTCGGTATCAAGGTTCGGTGGGGCGCTGACTGGAATCGCAACCTCGATCCACGAGACGAGACGTTTCTCGACTGGGGCCACATTGAGTTGGACGAACCCTGATGCTGATTACACGGTGTAATCAGGTCTATCCGCGATCGAGCTGCTGTTGCTTTTGCTTTTCCCTTCCTTTCCTTTGCCTTTCCCTGCCACTAGTGGCCCGCCCGATCGCACTTTCTCGCCGAGCCTTCCCTTTCACTACTTAGTGGCGTCCCTGGCGCAATGAACCCTGCCTTTCCGAGTAGCTTCCGAGCACCATACGAGGCCAAGCCTGATCCCGAGCTGGTTGAGGAGATCAAGGGCATGAGCGCGAGTATGATTCAGAAGCTGCGTGAGAAGGCGAAGTACGATAGATACTTTCTCGGCTTTGGTGTCCTCGGCTATAAGGACATCAATCCCTACACCCACGGCCCTCTGTGCCGTGCGATCGAGGACAGGTCTAAGAAGCGTCGGATGTACCTAAGTCCACGCGGCCACTTGAAGTCAACGCTCTGCACAGTCACCGACTCGATCGGTCTCTCGCTCGAAGACCCCGAGGAGACTCGGATTCTTCTGATCAACGAGATCGAGGATAACTCGGTTGGTTTCCTTGCAGAGATCAAGGCGCACTGGGAGTCCAACGAGGTCCTCGCGCTGCTGTTCCCGGAACTCGTCCCGACTCGCATCACAGGCCCAGGCTCGAAGTGGTCTTCGACGAAGGCCTGCTTGCCACGTAAGACCGCCTACAAGGAGTGGACCTACAATGCGATCGGACTCGGAGGCGCAGTTGTCTCCCGACACTATACGCGCATCAAGAACGATGACCTTATTGGTCTGGCTGCGCGTGAATCTGCGGCTGATATGCAGCGTGCGATCAGATACTCTAAGACGCTGGAGCCGCTTCTCGTCGATGCTAACGAGGACATGATCGACTGGATCGGCACGCGTTGGGCCTTGTATGACCTGTATCGCGAGATGCTCCTCGCCTATGGCGATGACATGAGCTACTTCTCGCGTGAGGATATCGAGCTGCTTCCAGAGCACTTGGAGCTTGCGACCCTGCGCGAAGCCGGTTTTGGCTATGCTGGCCGCAACAAGCCCGAGCTTCCAGACGAGCAAGTCCTTGCGAAGCGCGGGACGTTCCAGCCAATCTTCCCACGCAAGTTCTCTCTGGAGTACCTCCAGCGCCTCAGCATCATCGATCCGGTTCTGTACTACGCTCAGTACAAGAACTCGCCGATCGCTGACGGTATGAAGGACTTCCACCCCGAGAAGCTCAACTGGTTTGACTTCGACGAGGATGGCTCGATCGTCTATCGTGACAAGAACGGCTACTTGCAGCGCTGGCCGCGCGAGTCGCTCGATGTAGTCATGACTGTCGATCCGAACTCTGGATCGCTCTCGGCCCCGGACTTCCCTGCGATCATCGTCTCAGCGCAGTCTCCACTCGATCAGATTTTCGTACTCGATGCTTGGTCACGTCGCGTAGCTCCTGACACCTTCGTCGATCAGATCTACGAGATGTGGCAGCGCTGGCAACCGCGCGCGCTCGGGATCGAGGAGGCCGGTCAGCAACAGACCGCATTTTATTTCAAGAAGAAAGCCAAGGAGACCGGGGTCTATATCTTCATGCAGAAGGTGACTCCGAGAAACCGAGTCAAGGCTGAGCGTGTTCGCAAGCAACTTCAGCCAATCATCAACCAGGGCCGCATGTACGTTCGCAAGAGCCAAGCGACCCTGCGGCATCAGATCAGGTTCTTTCCCGATCTCGAAAACGATGACGAGATCGATGCACTAGCATATGGGGCCGAGCTGTGGCGCTCGCCTTTATCAGCAAAGGATCAGGAAGAAGAGGAGGAAGCCGTAGAGCGCGTCTACTCACGTCGTAGCCGCATTACAGGTTATTCGCGGGGGTAGACTTATGGCATTTGACCTCGTTCAAGTAGCGGAGCTAGCTGGTGCCGCGATCTTTGGTGGTGTGACTATCATAGCTACAAGGAAGTACGAAGACAGGGAGATTCGACGAGGGCTTGCAAATAACACAAGGCGGATCGGCGATCTAGAGAAACGCATTGGTAAGGTCGAGAACGACGCTACCAACGATACCACGGTGCGCAGAATGCAGATTGATGCAGCTGTAGACTCAAGGGTTGCTGAGGCCGAGCGAGAACTCGGTAAAACGCTTGGCAGTATTCACCGTGTACAGATCACGATTCTTGAACTTCTTGTCGATGTTGCACGAAAAGCTGGCGTGGAGTCCCGAGTCACAGATGCACTAGTCAAGATAGCTGGAAACCCGGAGAACCGATGATACCAGACTGGATTCGCCCAATTCTGAGCCGAGTGGTTGGCCTCGCAGTGGCCTCGCTTGTAACTTGGCTCGCGACGAAGTACGGAATCGTAGTGCCCGAGGACGCCAAGACACAGATCACCGAGGGCACAGTGGTCGCGCTCATGGCGCTCTTCGGAACCGTGTACGCGCTCGTTCATCGAGGCGTCTCGATTCAGACCAATCCAACTGATGCTGCTAAACCCTCGGTTGCCAAGAGTGAAACCGCCGAGATCAAGGCAGAGACCGCTGAGCTGAAGGCCCAATCTAAGTGATCCAAAATCTAAACCCTCGTCGTGTCAGTGAGCTTCTAGACTGGCTGATCCAAGAGCTACGACAAGCTCAATCGGATCGCCAAGAGCTAGAAGCCGACTGGATCAGGTTCGCGCGCTTGTACAGGGCTCGACCTAAGGACCCGTTTAATGACTTCCCGTTTAAGGGAGCATCGAACTTGGTCATTCCGGTCATACCTACTGATGTCGAGACGACGGTTGCTGAGCTGATGGGCGTGATGTTTGGAGCGCCGAACCTTTGGTCAACCGAAGGTCTGCGACCGGACTGGCTGCAGTTCGCGGCGCGACTTGAGGAGTTCCTGGAGTGGGCGCAAGAGGCTGAGCTTGGGATGTACAATGTGCTGAACGACTGGGCACTTGATCTCGTTAAGCTCGGTACCGGGATTCTCAAGACCCGCTACAAGCGTGAGAACAAAACCGTCTTCGAGTGGCGCGAGGTTGGACTTGGACAGACTGTACAGCAGATGGCTCGGCGCATGGTCGCGAATCGACCAGATGTATCCTGGGTTCCGCTGGCGAACTTCTATACCTCCGCGACCACGAACAAGCTCGAAGACGCTATGTGGTGCGCGGAGCGTTTGGAGCTAACCTGGGATCAGCTACAGCGTCGTGTCCGCGAGGGCGTGTATCGGCCTGACTTGATAGATCGTATCGGAGCACACTGGCGTCAGTCTATCTCGACCTCGGAGTTTGATGGCTACCAGACCGAGCAAGAAGTCCTCGACAAGCTCATTCCGGGCCTACGCGACAAGTTCGAGCTGTTCGAGTTCTGGCCCAAGTTCGATATCCTCGGCATCGGTGAGACGCTGCCGCTAGTCTGCACGATCCACGTTCCAAGCTCGACCTACGCTCGTATCGACTTTAACCCGTTCTTTCATCAGGAGCCACCCTATTCCGCTGCAAGGTTCATCCGTAAGGAGGGACGCTTCTATGGAATCGGGATGTGCGAAGTCGATGAGATGGCGCAGGAAGAAGTCTCTGCGATGCATAACCAGCGAATCGACAACGGCACGATCAGGAACACAGCCGCCTTCATCGCTCGGCGCGGGATCGGGCTCAAGCAGGACGAGCCTTGGTGGCCGGGACGGATCATGCTGGTCGATGATCCAGAGGGTGTCAAGCCCTTCCCGGTTGGGTATGAGGCGCAGAGCACTGTGCCCGAGGAAGAACTCGTTATCAACTACTACCGTCAGCGCGCTGGTATTTCGGACTATGACCGCGGTGGTGCCGGCAATCCAGCGATCAGCTACTCGACCGCAACCACGACGATCCAGATGCTCCAGCAGGGCCGGAAGCTTCGCGATCAGACTCTGCGCGAGATGAACTCGGCAGTAGCTCAGGTCGGTCAGCGCGTGGTGGAGCTGTACCAGCAGTTCGATCAGCAAGGCAAAGTTTATCAGGTCATGGGTGACAAGGACGGTGCGGTCGTTAACGAGGTGCTGCACTTCCCACTTGATGCGATCCGCACCGGAGTCGCGATCAAGGTCACCGCTACAAGCTCGCAACTGAACAAGGAAACCAAGATTCGCACAGACCAGATCATCTTCGGTCTTGTGACTCAGTTCTATCAGCAGATGTTCCAGGGCATGTCAATCGTAGTCAACCCGCAAATACCTGCGCCTCTCCGGGTTCTCGCGGCTCAGATGGTTCAGGGAGGCTTGATCCTCGCCCGTAGGATTCTCGATAACTATGAGGAACAGGACCTTGACTCAATCCTCCCGGACCTCGACCAGCTCACTCGGCTCTCAGGGCAGGTCGGACAGCTCCTTGGCTCAGCACCCGTTGGAGCCCTTGCAGGACCAGGAGGCACGCCAGTGGGTCAAGGTGCTCCTGGAGTCGGAGGGTTACCGCCTCTTCTGGGCGGCGGCCCAAGCTCAATTCAACCAACACTACAAGCGCCTGCGGTCTTCCCAAGACCCTAACGAAATGATGAGGCTCCAGGGTAAACTCGATGCTTTCGATGAGATCTTCGCCTTGCCAGAGAAACTGCTTGGTCGCGCTCACGGCGTAGACGATCCAAGATCCTTTTAACGCCGGTACTTCCAGAGGACACGATGACAGCACCGAATCTGCAGCAACAGTTTCAGGCACCACCGGCTCCGCAGGGATGGCAACAGCCACCTGTGATGCCTCCGTATCCGCCACAGCCACAGCAGCAACAGCCTCAGCCACCTCAGCCGCAGGCTCCTGCGCCATTGCCGAACGTGAACCCCAGGCAGCTAGTGCCTCACGGTGATCCTCAGTGGCCGCAGGAGCTTTGGGGCAGGCCGATTGGGGAGGCGTTGCAGTACTACAAGGTCATGCGAGATGACTTCTTGCGTCGTAAGCGTGAGGAGCAAGAGGCTGCGAGACAGGGGCTGCGTGGGGAACCGCAGCAGCAACAGCAGGGCTTTCAGCCACAGCTCCAGGGCCAGCCACAGCCAGGTTGGCGACAGCCGCAGGGGCAACAGCCTCAGTCGTACATTCCACCTCAGCAACAGGCTCAGCAACAGGATCCAAACCAGTCTGTAGAGCAGACGATTCGGCGAGTGCTGAGCGAGATTCTGCCACAGGTCATGGCTCCGGTCCACAAGGTCAGTGCTGAGCAGGCGTTCACCGAGGTCAAGCGCGAGTTCCCTGACTGGCATCAGTACCACGCTCAGATTCTGCAATCGCTCCAGGGTGCGACCGAGGAGCAGCTGTCCGAGCGCGAGCTGTGGCGAAATGCGTACTACGCCGTCAAGGGTCGAGTGCTCAGTCAGATGCCAGGACAGCCGACCTATGGTGCTGGTCAATCGTTTGACTTCGATCAGCCACAGGGGCAGTCCTTTCATCAGCCTGGAGGACCGATCCATACTGAGCCACCGGCTTGGGACTTCGTTGAAGCGCCGAGTGCGGGTCAAGAGCAAGCGCCACAGGGCGGCTCGGTAATGCAAGATCCTCGGGCTATCTCGGCTGCCCGGAAGTTCGGCATCCCCATGCAGGAGTACGCCAGCTATTGGGGTGGTAGGGTGCCTGCACCGCAGCGCCAGAACGGTCAGGGTCAAGCGCCGCAGCAGTTCCAGCAACAGCCACCACAGCGTTTCGGAGGCTGAGTCATGGCCGTCGAGAAGATGGTAAAGGGGAACGATCCAGTGGGTTCGGCTGAGGTACTCGCTGAGCGATTCCCACTGGAGACTCCAGCTCATATCCCAGGCTCTACCAGGATTGGCAATCCTGATGAGGAGCGAGATCGTTCACGTCGCAGGGAGGTGCCACAGCTAGAGGTCGAAGACCTAAACCAGATGGGCTCGTTGCTAGACCTTGATCCACGGACGCTTGACAAGAACTACACGTATAAGTTCGTCAATCGATCCGCGAATATCAAGCTGGCGCGAGCAAAACAGAAAGGGTACGTGTTTGTAGACCCCGAGAACGAAGACATCAAGACGCTAGTCGGTGAGTCTCCCGACATCCAGGATGGACGCTACGTCGTTGGAGATACAGTCTTGATGCGTTGTCCTCGGGCGAAGGAGCGCGCCAGAAACAAGGCGAAACGGAAGCGCGCGCTGGACCGGCTTGGAGCGCCGACACGGAAGTTCAAGAAGACGGCGGACAAGCTCTCCCAAGATCTCGGGGAGCCAGTCGAGGTCATCACCGACAAGGAGTAAGCAATGGGATTCAAGCTTGCACAACCTGTCGGCGTCGCAGTGCCGCTCACGGAGGAGCGCGCCCTGGCAGCCACCCAAGCGTTTTTGGAAGGCTCGCCAATGGTACGCGATGTGGACGACAACTACGCGGAGTGCGGAGCAGATCCTGACGTGATCGATGCGATCTCGCTTGCTCCGTGCGGCGCCGACACCAGCGGGTTCAATATCCTGGCCAAGAAGGAGTTTCCTCCGGGCAGGATGCAGGGCACCACGCTGAAGGACACCTACTGGCGGACGACCTACATTGGTACGAAGCCAACCGCCACCGGCGGGAGCTACGGCATTGTCAAGGACACTGACAATGAGTGGAAGGTGGACTTCAGCGACACAACGAACGTCGCAGTCAAGTACGAGCGCGATCTTTCACTCGATCTCGGCATGGGAGCTGAAGTACTCGTCAGCTGGCTCGCTGCCGTAATCGGCACACCTTAACCGGAGCCAAAATGCCTTTCATTCGCGGAGGTAACGCGGAGTATCTGGCTCCCGGCCTCAACAGGTTCACGTTCCGCAAGCTCCGGGAGCGTCCCTCGCAGTTCGCTCGATACGTCCGAGTCGAGTCCTCGACGCGAGCCTACGAGGACTTCTTCGATGCGTCGGGCTTCGGTCCGCTCGCCAAGAAGGGAGAGCTTGCGCCAACGATGCTGGACGAGCCGATCAAGATTCCAGGCGTTCGCATCGTGCATGACAGCTTCGCACTGGGTTTCCTCGCTTCCGAGGAGATGCAGCAAGACGAGCAGTATGGTGTCATCGCGAAGCTCGCTGGTGACCTTGGGCGATCGGCCCGAGTCACGACGGAGTTATATGGGCACGACGTGCTCAATCACGGCTTCGACACCACGCGCTACGTCGGGCGTGATGGCAAGGCGCTCTTTGCAACGGATCACCCGATTCAGGGCACTGGCGGTACCTACGCCAACCGGCCCACGGTCGCGGTCGATCTCAGCGAAGCAGCGCTCGAAGCAGGTATCGCCTCGTTCGATGGTATGGTCGATGAGCGCGGTATCACGACGGAGCTGAGCCCGGCATTGCTTGTGATTACTCCAGGCGATCGAATGCTCGCGAAGCGCCTGCTCCAGTCTGCCGGATTGCCCGGTGGAAACTTCAACGACGTGAACCCCTTGTACGACGAAGGGCTCCAGGTCGTTGTCTCGAATTGGCTCACAGATACCGATGCGTGGTTCCTGCTTGCGCCCGCCTCGGATTCCCCGATCGTGTTCTTCTGGCGCCAGCGTCCCGACACGAAGACCTGGGACGATGACAACGCAGACGGCACGTATCACAAGATCAAGCAGCGTCACTCGACCGGGTTCAATGACTGGCGTGGCGCATACGGCTCACCAGGAGCGTGATCGATGAAGAAGGTATTTGCTCTCGCTGCGCTGGTGTTCTGCGCTGGGCTTCTCGGCGCAGGCACCGCGATGGTCACACTCTCGCCGGTGGCGAAGCTGGGACCGTTCTTTGCGTCGAGTGCTCCGTATGACTCGGCGACTGCTGGTCAACCCGGAGGGCGAGTGGTGTTCGCGCTTGCTGCGGATTCCGAGAAAGTCGGTAACGTGGTGTACTACAGCGCAGACAACAAGGTTTCGGTCTCTGGGACACTTGCTAATTACAATACCATAGCCGGTGTCGTGGTCGGAGGAACTCGAACTAGTAATCGAGCTTCTCGGGCTGCGGCCGATGTCGGTACGTTGGCAGCTACAGCGAATCAGCAAGTGATCGTTCTGAAGCAGGGTCGAACGTGGATTCCGGTCGATACTGCAACTGGTGGGTTAGCTGCTGGTGTAACAGTCATGCCATCGCTGATTACCGGCAAAGCCAGAGCTAAACCTGCGTATTTGGATTCCCTGAATCGCGTGTACGGCAAGATCGTAGTTGGGTGCGCTGCTTCGGCGACGTGCCTAGCGGACATCAACGTTCGTTAAGTAGGGGTGACCGGGAGCGCGCAAGGGCGCTGGCCGTGTTCTGGTGGGGTTCAATTCCCCACCCACCCCCTGATTACACGGTGTAACCAGGAGGAAGTATGCAACAGAAGGCTGCGCTGGTTGGGGCACGCGAGGGCCAGTGGATTCGTACCGCAGGGATGCGGAGGCTGCAGGTGAACGCGCGGGTTCATCGCGAGGCTCGCGTCCGCATCGAGCAAACAATGGCTCACGAAGGCGCTGTAGCACATGAGGTCAGCTTTATGGGCGCACGGATCGAACCGCTGCGTGAAGCTCCCTGGACTCGCGTCTGCATTATCGATGGGCCGCATGAGGACTCAATCGTTCTTCTTCAGGGGCACTGATGCCATACCTGGTTCTTGATCCAACGCTGGCTCAGATTGCACCGACCCTTGCGTTCGGGGCTCCAGAGACTGCTGCTAATCATCCGATGGGCAAGTCACTGGTGATGTTCAGGAACAGGCTCAAGCTGGAGCTTGGAAACCGGACTGATATCCCTGATGCACTTTGGAACGAGTGGATCAACGATTCGTACCTGGACCTGTGGACCTCGATCGACTTGCCGGAGCGCAGAACCAGCTTCGGCTTGATGATGACTGCAGCGCAACCATTCTATGCGCTGCCGGTCTCAGTCGATGGGATCAGGGCAATCAGCGCCACAGATCCATCGCTTGCTACGATCGGTGGACCGTTGGTGAACACTGATGCTGCGAGCTACCGCAAGCTCCCAGTTCGCAGTGGCGATCCCGAGATGTGGTTCCGTGAGAAGAACATGCTTGTGGTCTGGCCGACACCGAGCAGAGCGTTCCCAATCAGCATTGACATCACGCTGAGTCCTGCGCCACTTGTTATTGACACCGACTATCCAATCCTTGAGGACAAGTGGCATGATGCCCTGTATCGTCTCGCCAAGGCTCGCGCCTGGGATGCGGTTCAGAACGATGTCAAGGCGGGGCTGAATACGAACGAGGCTGCAAGGCTCGTCCAGCGCCGTCTTTCGCGTGATGAAGAAGACTCCGAAACCAAGTATCCAACGATCCGACCTGTGACATCCCGCAGGGAGTTCCTCAATCCTCGCCGACATCCGCATCGCGGAGACTCCTAATGGCATACACGCACGCGACCTTCGATCCAGCGGTTCCCGCTGATGGGGACTTTCTAGATCAGGGCGATGACTCAATTCGAGACGCGAAGCTGGATATCAAGGAGCGTCTTGAGACGCTGGTCAATTCCTTCGACGATGATCCGCTCACGTTCAAGGATGGGATCATTCCGTTCAGCGCAATCGTGCTTGATCCGACGCTGAACTTTAGATCGATCCTCCTCGGGATGGGGTTGATCTCGGGCGTAGTTGCTGCTGGAGCGATCGGTGGTGGGACAGCCACGATTGAAGGCGCTGAGCCAGGTGATGTAGCGGTTGGTTCTTGGCCCGATGGGCGATTCGCGGTGATGTGTGCAGTGACCGCTGCAGATACTGTGACAGTCGCTGTGACCAATATCACAGCTGGGTCGATTACCCTGAATGCTGCGCAGCTCGCAATCGCGGTTATCAAGCCAGGAACTCCAGGCAGGCTGCATGGTGAGCTTGATCGCTTCGTGCCACACACAGCGTTCCAGCCAGCGAACGAGTCAGACCAATTAACCTACGACGATAGCGAGGTCAAGACTGCGCTTGGTGGCTCACCGCTAACGGTCTTCGCACAAGTTTCGCTACCAGCTGGACAGACCTTGGTGCGAGCATCTGCGCTGGTCCGCTCGGACGGGACTGCGACAGTCTCCGGACAGATCACTCGTTATCCTCTCGTAGGTGCGCCAGTCCTTTACGGCACGTTCACAGCTACTCCAGGTGCTGGTGTGCAGGAGCTTGTTATCTCGGTTTCGCAAGTCATCGCGATCGGTGATACCTGGGGAATCAACTTCACACTCGATGCCTCAGCATCTACGAATCCTGATGATGCTGGCTTGGCCTATGTTCAGCTTCTCATGACCTGATGAGAAACCCGTTTAAAGGCGTGAACATTCCGCCTGATGCTCTACCGCGAGACGAGTTCTTCCATACAGACTCTTGGAAGGGCGGACTGGACGTCAGCGATGCTCCAGAAGATTCGGTTCCTGGCCAATCGTTCGAGATGCAAGATGTTGAGGTGACCGAGGACGATCGCCTGATTCGTGCTCCTGGGGTGTCACTGGTCGAGACGCTCACGCATGTACCGACACAGGTGATCCTACATGCGGGATTTCAGTATGCTTCGGCGACAGTGTTCCTCGCGGCTCCCTTTATCGGAGTGAAGTCGAACGCAGCTACTGAGTGGTTCGATGCTGGAATCGGTGGCTTCTCACCGTTTGGCTATACCAACTTCGCTGGATACCTGCTGCTTACGAATGGCAGCAAAGGTATCTATGTTCGCAAGCCAGGTAAGCTCGCGATCGAGCTAATTCCTGGAGCACCCGCTGGATTCTCGCTTGCTGTCTTTGCCGGTCGCGTAGTCGTCGGTGGCGCACAGATCGATGGCAAACTTGACTTCATGGGCGTGCAGTGGAGCGATTCGACGAGTGACTATGCTGGTTGGGACCCAGCTTTGGGCTCAGCAGGCCAGAGTCTAATCGGCTCGATGCTCCGCGCGGATCGCATCCAGGGCTTCGCTTCGCTTGGCTTCGAGACGCTTGTCGTGGTCAATCGGCGATCGATCTGGATAGGCGTACCGACCCAGGACGAGTTCCAGCCGATTCGATTCTCGCCAAGGCTCGAAGACACCGGATGCTCGCACTCGCAGACTATTACACCAACCGAGTATGGAGTCCTATTCCTCTCGGATGATGGTGTGCGGCTGTTTACAGGCTCTGAAGCCCCACTGATCTCAGCGCCAATCAATCGACTGCTAGGCCCAATTCACGAGTCTGATACTTGGACAGCTTGCTTCGATCCATTCCGCAAGCGGTACTATCTTCACGGTCCAACAGGAACCTTTGTCTTCGATATTCTGCGTAGGCGCTGGTTTCGCTGGACCGGTGTATTCCTTAACTCAATCTTCTTTCCGTCGCAAGGCTCACGACTGCGCTGGTCAGATGCGGTTGGTACTTGGGGTTCACAGACTCTCGCGTGGTGGCAGCTGCTGCCTCAAGAGTCTGGTGGCTCGATGTACTTCGTAAAGGGCTCCGAGTTCGGCATCGAGGACCCAAGCACGTTTAGCTCACTCGGTAGCGAGACGATAGCTCCGCTCTGGTTTGATCGGGTCCAGGTGGGTGAGAATCAGGATCAGCTCATGACTGGCCTTGGAGCGCGCTTCACCTACGAAGCTGATGCACCGAGTTCGATCGAGCTTTGGCTTCCAGATAAGCCTGACGGAAACTATGAGGCTGTGCGAACAGCGACACTTGTACCAGCGACAGGGTTCACGAAGCGAGCCTGGGTACCGTTTATTCATACTGGCAGAGGTATTGGTCTTGGGCTGCGTATCACCGCTGGCTCGCCTCGTATCCGTCGTGCTTCGGTAGAGTTCCAGCGAACCGGTATGCTGTTCGAGGCACCGAGCGATACTGTGGATCAACCAGTCGTGAACTCCGATGCGATCCTGAAGCCCAGACCAATCTGGATGGATAGCTTCACACTCGGTCCAATTCAGACACTTGGCTGGACTATCGACGAGGCTGATCTACCAAGCAATCCGATTCTGATTCCAGATGATGATGTCAGGAATCCGTACCTGCCACTGAATACTGATGCTGGAATTAATCAGTACGAGGTCGGTGGCAGATACCTCTTCTGGAACAGCTATGGAATAGTCAAGGAGCCAACCACACAGGTTGACTACACGATTCCACTTCGATTTCCACAGAAGAGCTGGCAGTATAATCCAACTGGAGGACGACGAGGTCGAGGGAGTATCATTAGTCGAGCTGATGATACTGCGAGCCTGTGTGGACACTGGCTTGCTATACCGTTCAAGGCTGATTCGGATTTCAGGGCTGGCGAGACAGTGATCGGGTTGAACCTACATGGTGTGGTGCCGCCAGAAGACGACCTCAACATTATTGGGTTCGTTGCGCTGCTGACATTGACCGATGTGCCGACGATCAACTACGACGCGATCCCGCATGTTGTTCTAGCGATTACCGCAGATCGTCATGTAGTCTTGAAGAAGTTCACCCTAACCGAAGCGGCTGGCTCGCTAGGCAATCCGTATAATCTTGGCACTTGGACAACAATCGCTACCTCGACACAGACTGTTCCCGCTGATGGCTACTTCGCGATCGAGGCGGGGATATTCCTATCATCGCGAAACGGTCTGATTGATACAGAAATCTCCGATGGATTCCTGTTTGCTCGCCTGTACAATGGTTCGACAGTCGGAGAGCTTCTGTTCTTCGAGGACATGATCTCGAATGTGAACAGGATCGCGTCGAGCGTACTGATGGGAATTACTGTTGGTACTGATACGCGAGCCGCAGCTGGTGATGGAGCAGGAAACCTGACGCATGGGATCGCAGGGATCGAGTTCGACAGTCTCGTCATAGCTGATAACAAGGGCGATGTCAAGCGACACCTGTACAATGCCCTGGTAGATGGGATTCTGCCGGTAGGTATTGGCTCGGATCAGCAGTCAACTCCGACTGGTGGTACTCGACTCGCGAACGTGGCTCGAAAGCTCAACACGTTCACCGACATGCTGAGCTACAACTATCACGCTGTCGCAGAGCGTGATACGTTCGTACTGCCAGGAGTTATTCCGCAGGCTAAGGAAATTCTCGCGGTTGGACTTGAGCACTGGTTCGATGGCACTCTTCCACCGCCACAGATATTCTCTGGTCAAGGTAAAGAACTCATCATCGTGGGTGGCACTGAGGTCGGGATTCACAGGTCTGTGGCAGGTCCAGCGGTCGCTCATGCTAACCCAGTTATTGGTGGACCGCCTTCGGTGTTCTCTACTGATATGGCGATCGTCGAGACGAATCCAGCGACGACAGAGAAGTTCAAGCCAGAGGAGATCATCGGCGATATACTTGGCTGGGAGAACGATCGCGTGAGTCCAGCGAGTGGTGACACGCGCTTGATGCAGCTCGCTCTGGAGTATATCTATCGCGAGGAAGTAATCACTGATCTTGAGCATCCAGCGTATCCGCCGATAGCGAACTTCGGCTGGATATTCGATTCGCCTGATCAGCACACGATCCGGGTGCTAGAGACCAGCATTGACCGCGATGGTACTATTGTACAGACTCGATGGGACTGGGGTGACGGGACGTTCACCACGATTGCTGGACC